CAAAACCTGTGATCAATGCTGGTAATACTGTACTGGCTAAAAATCCTAATACAATCAATAATGGCCCAATGGCAGCAGCTAATCCACCAACCATCACAATTGTTTTCTTTGTTCCCTCCGATAAATTTTGAAACCAAGCAATCCCCTCTTTTAGATTATCAATCAATGGCTTCAATCCCTGTGCTATAATACCACCAAACTGCTCCATCAGATCACCCATCTGATTTTTTAGCTGGATCAATGGGCCAAGTCCATCCTGTGCCTCTGCTGTAACCACTCCAAACATTTTCGCCAACATCTCATTGGCAGTAGCCACCATTTTTGATTCATCCTTGATCCCTTTTAATGCTGGCAAATATCTCTTTATCATATTGGCATCACCATCAGCCAATGCAGCAGTCATTCTAATGGTACTTTGTACACTGACCCCCTGTGCCTTTGCTAATGATATTGCTTGTTTGGCTGCTAATTTGGCCTTTTCCCCTGTAACTCCCATTGATTGTGCCATCTGGAGCAATTGCAATGTTTCCTCATCACCAACAGTTGAAACCTTTTGCAGTTCTGATGCAAAGGATTTGTAATCTTTCATGGTCTTTTCAACCTCTGCACCATTTGCAATCAATGCTGCCCTCAGTTTATTCTCGGCCTGTACTTGTGTATCGAATGACTTTAATGCAACAGCAGCCATACCAGCTAAAGGGGCAGTAATTGCCATGCTCATGGTCTTGCCCATCGACTGCATTCTCTTGCCTGTTTCCTTCATTTTGGCCTGAATGCCACTTAACTTTTTATCAAAGTCCGTAACATTTGCACCTATCTTGACTTTTAACTCTGCTATTGTTGCCATGTCAATTGATTATAGGATTAAAAGGAATTCCAAAACGTCTACATGCCTCCTCAAATTGTTTGGGGGTGCTGTTACGTTTGGATTTTATAGGTTTTTCAGAAGGTAATGGGATGATCTGTCTGCCTGACTTTGCCTGTGTCTTTTTACTGATGTTGGTGTTGTAGATCATTGCAATGATTTCTCTGGTATGTAACCATTTGGCTTCTTCTTTTTTCTCATAGGTTTCCAACATCAGGGAATATTCCCTCCATGTCAAATCCCAAAACTCATCAGGTTTCAAGCCAATCTCAAAGGCACTTTTTAGTACCCCATCCCATGTCAACTTGCTTTCCTGACTTTTTTTTTCGCTGTGGTATTGCTGCCTTTTGGCTGACTTTCACCCATCACCTCAAATGCTTTAACAAGCTCGTTGGGATCAATCTCATCAATCCAATCACCAACCTGGTACTGATCGAAATCAATTTCCAGCTTTTTGCTTCTGGCTGCACTTACAAGTCCTGCATATATCATATCCCTGATCTCTCCACCAGTGATCTCATTGTTTTTTATGCGTTCCTCAGAGAACATCAACCCCATATCATTGAGAGTGATGCCCCTGATTTCACACAATAAAGCTGTTGAGTTAGTACCAAACTTAATCGGCCTTAGCTTACCACCAATTTTTATCTCAGTAATACCCCTTAAAGTATTCATCTTAATAAGTTGCTTTAGCTAATGCGCCAGTTCCAGTTAATGATCCTGAGAATGATGCGACATCCTCCAATGGTGCATCCTGTGTCAATGATGCCAGATTAACAGTACCACTGTACTTCGTTTCACCCGATGCTCCTGTGCCGAATTCTGCCGTTGCTGATGCTCTTGAAATTATCAAATCAGCCAGTTCATCAGCTCCAAAAGATGCTGAGTAATCTGTCAACCCTTCGCAATCAATTGACCAATCTCTCAGCCCTCTGATGTTTTCTGACCATCCTGCACTGTCTTTTGATGTTGCATCTGGTAAATCCTGATTGATGTTCAGAGTTGCAGATGTGCTGTGTGCAATTGGTGTGCCATTGACCTTTAAAATTAGATCTGTTGCGTTAAATTTTGCCATTTTATTTGTTGTTAATTATTAATTGATTAGTTTTCTGATGTTATATGTCGAAATCTTATTGATCGTATCACTAACTTTCCACCCTCTACACTCTCAATAAATGAGCTTGTATTGTCTAACGTAGTAGTAATAATATAGTGATCACCCCCCAAAGTTAAGTAATTTGCTGACCTTGTACGAATTTCTTCAATGATTTTATCAGCAATGTCATCACTGCTCTTCCTACCACCCTCTGTATTGCCCTGCTTTGTAACTACCACCAATGTGATTGTTGCCTCTTGACCAAATGTTGTTTTATCACCTCTATCAAATGATGTGAAATCACTTACATACATATATGGCTCTGATGCTGTTGTCGGCACTGTATCATAAAATGGTATTGCAGCAGAATCAACAATGACATTGTTTAACCTGTCATAATATGCCTTCCTCAATACGTAGTTTAAATCCTTCATGTTCTTTTAAATATACTCTCCAGCTTTGGGATCAGTTCGCTTTGTGTTTTCTCAAATGATGGGAATAAATATGGTTTTCTAACTTCCACACTCATTGAATATTCTACATCCGTTCCCACTTCATATCCTAACTGATCAAACCTTGCATGTAATATTCTTATACTCGATCTCAATCTCCCTGTATCAACAGGTACAATTTTCTTTGCTCTGTTTTCAACATTAATAGCTGCCTCTTTTAATGCCTTTTTAGTTTGCTCTATCTTTATAAGATCGTATTTTTTGAGCTTACTGATGGCATTTGCCACATCCATTTTAACAGTTATGTTAGGCATCCAGAGCAATTATTAATTGTATATTATCATTTTCATCAATGTTGGTTACAGAATGTATTGCCAGTTCTTTTGTTCCATACTTTACTCTATAATCACCAATGTTTGCAATCGTAGCACTATCCCATCTTAACTTGATCTCATAGGCAGTCCCTTGAAAAATTTTATCCCTCTCAACCAATTTTTTTCCCATCGGCTTGATCTCGGCCCATGTTTCTTTCAGTGTACTCCATATTGCAGTCGTACCACCAGCTCCATCACTTGTTAATGCTGCCTGTTCAATTGTTACCCTATTATCAAATTTCCCGATGTTCATTTTTTCTTCTTAGCTTTTGGCTTTGCCTTTGCCTTTGGTTTTGCTTTGGGTTTTGCCTTTGGAATCTCACCCTCTGCCCATCCTTGATTCAAGATATATTGTGCTTTCTCAGGATCGACAAATATGTTTTCACCTATCTTTTTTAATACTCCATTCAATCTGAATGCTTTTATCACTTTTAGATTTGCCATGATCTGTATTTGTTAAGAAGATTTTTGGCTGAGTTGGGAATCTCCAACCCTGCTTCATCCTCGTTTCTATTCTCATAATTAAATGCCACAATCTTTCTTATGGCCTCCTTGATTATTGCTGGTACATTGCTCCCTGCTGCTCCATACCCTGCAACATACTCAACCAACAACTCTGCACCTTTTAACGTATCTGATGGCGAATAACCAGGAGGAGAGTTATATGGTGATGTGATCAGCAAAAATTTCTCATCCAATCCCTGCACATAGTAATCACTATCAACTGTTAATGTTGTACTTGTATTCTGCTGAATTCTTTTAACAGATGTAACAGATTGCACTGGAGCATAAGGCAGATCAACGATCTCACTAAAAGATGTATAATATGCTTTCAATGTTTGGGTAATCAATGCTTTGTTGATCATCTTTTCAACCATCTCTCTTGCTGATGGGATCAATACATCCTCAATCAAAGTATCATCATCGGTGTAATCAACCTTCATATAATTTTTTGCCTCTGTTAAGGTGATCGGCTCAACAGATGGGGCAGTATGTACTTTTACTTCACTTAACATGCTCATTTTGTTTCCTTATCAGGTTTCAACTCTTTTGTTGCTTTGGGTGCTTTCAGCTCTTTGACATATCCCAATGATTTGAGTACATCAAATCTGGCCTGTGGCACATCCAGCTTACTGTCTTTTTGTATGAAACCACCTTCATTTTTCTGACCTACAAAGTCGCGTATTGCCTTACATTTAACCATGTTTTCTGTTGTTTAGTTATAAAGTTATCAAAATTTCTAATATCATCCTTTGCCTGATCTTTTAAAAATGTTAATCTTTTTTTCATCTGCCCTTTGAAATATTTTCGGGCCATCTCTCCACCTATCCTGTTAATGGCATTTATATAACCTTTGTAATCACTTCGATCAATATACCATGCACTATCTGCCAAGCATTCTTTGATGCCCTCATTCTCATGCGCTATCACTGGAATGCCCATACACAATGCCTCTGCTCCTATCCTGCCCCATGATTCTTTTTTGCTGGGCATTATCAATACTTTTGTTCTGCTTAATATGTTATAAATATTCTCATCTTGCTCCAGTAGTTCATATTTTCCCTTGATCTGTATTCCATATCCTTTGACTCCCAAACATTTGATGCCTGACTTTGCTATTGCCCTCAATGTCCTTACTCCTTTGTTTTCATTACAGTTCACCAGAGTAACATGATCACCTTCTCCCTCTGGCAAATCTGGATAAACACACATGGGATGGCAAACAACAGAATCATTTTGATAAGGTAGTTTTTCCTTTGTCCAGTGTGCATTATATATAACTCCTACATTTTTATGTGTCTGTATAGCTCCGTATTTTGTAGTGTTATGACTAATGAATATTAATGGCTTATTTACTTTCCTACAACTGTTCAGTGCTTTACCTGTCTTTCCTAAATGGGTGATGACAACATCGGCCTTATTATAATGATCCAAATAGTTGTTATCATCTGTATAAACTTCAATACCATGATGATTGTAACCCCCCTTATCGGTAAGGATGGAACAGGAGTGCTTTGATTGAGATGCATAATCCCTAATCATTGCAACTGCCCCATCCATACCAGAGGCCACATAACGCGGTATGTGAATTAATACATTCAACTTACTATGCAGTTCCTGCACCTAATGCAGATGTAAAGTTGTCATATATAATTGCGTTTGGTCGGTAAACAACCAGCGCAATGCGTTCCTCAACTAAAACAGTAATGAATCCTTTTGTAAAGTTATCACTGTGTGAGTTTGTGAATGTTACCTCAATATCACTTCTCAGTGCCATTGTAGTTCCCATTTTCAAATCACCAACAAAGAAATCATCTGCTGTAACTGATGTGTTTGGCACTACCAAGCAACCATTTATTACTAATGGTGCGCCAGTAAACACATTTGGTACAAGGTACTCAGCTTGAGAGCTTTTAGTCAACAATAGTTTTTGGTAATCCTGCGGTGCAATCAATGCAACATTTGCAGAATATTCATTTACTCTTGTATTGGTAACAGCATTGGTTATCACATCGATACGTTGAACATTACTATCAGCAATGTAATCAACATAACTTGCTGCCTGATTGCTTAAGCCATTCAAGTTCGGTGCAACCCCTGTGCCATAAAGCAACTGAGCATCTTCTTCAGCCATCAGCTTTGAAACAACTCTTGTTCTCAAATAGTTTTCCAAGAAATCAGCATCAGCCATCATCTCTTTTGAGAGAGTTAAGTAAGTGTTGATTTTTCTGATCGTTGTATCAGTAGCTGTGAAAGTTGCATCTGATTGACCTGCTGCTGCTCCCTCTGCTGTTGCTGCTGCTCCGTCGGTGTATGCAGATTCTTTAACATATCGGATAACATCACTATTACATGGTGTAACATTCATAAATGATCTTACATGTACTGGTCTGACAGGATCATAAAACACTCCAGGAATGCGGTCTGCTGGTACTACTTCACCAGAAAAATTTGCACCCTCTGTCATGTCTGCTTTCAGATTCAATTGAAAAGATGATTGCTTTGAGTTGCCCACTGCTGCCAATCCTTCTTTGTTATCACTAACTAAAGATTTCATGTACCCTTTAAAGGATTTTTGCTCTGTGGCATCAGCTCTCTGGAGTTTTACTTCCATTGAATCAATCTGTTCCTGTGCCTTTTCTTGCACGTTTTTCATTTCAGCATAGGTAGATTTTTGATCCTCTGCTAACTTTGTAAGCTCTCCTTTGAATTGCTCAGGAAGCTCACCATTGTCTTTAGCCATTGCATTGATCTCATCCACCCTGTTTTCAAGAGAAGAAAATTTCTCATTGAGGGATGCGCCCAACTGCTCCAGCTCTTTTTTTGTTGTATTTTCCATGTTATTTATAAAAATGTAAATTGGTTTTTAAATGAATTGATTAATTGATCGGCTTTCTCATCAGGGGTGATTTGTTCAATCGGCCCTTCATGCAAAAGTGATTTTAGTTGTTCAAACTCGATTTCCAAAAGCTGCAATGTATCATCAGTAAATGTTCCTTTGCTCACTGACTTTGATAG